CCCTGCGCGCGCAAGGCGGCGAAGACCTCCGCCGACGTCCAATCCTTCGCCGGATGACTCAGCGACGCCAGATACGGCGCAATGAAGGCGAAATTCGACGCTTTCTTGACGGCCGCCAATTTCTCCGCCCCCGGAAAATCGCAGACGTCAAAACCCGCGAAACCGCTCATTCTTTATCTCCAGCCCGCGACACTTCGCCGCACATGGCCCCGACCTTCACATCCTTACCGAACGCTTTCTCATGCCGACGCCAGAACCCCAACGACTCCGGCATCCGCGCTGCTTCGCACGCCGTTTGACTGGCGTAAACCGTTTTGCCGACGCCTTCGTACAGCGGCGCATCGCCTGCGTTCGAGCCAATCGCCGCCACGATTATGAACAGCTTCCACATCGCGCGTTCCCTTCGTCAAAAAAGTTAATGCGGCCGACGTCTTGGACGGACGCCGGCCGCGCGGCCGGGCGGAGAATCGCCCATCGAGCCATCATTCCATCCAAGCCCGCCGCCGACCCTCACATAGCATCACCACAGATCGAAGTCAACGTCCTTCGCTTCCGTCTGTCTTCGCTCCGTTTTCTTGCCACCGATCGCCATCGGCCGGGCGAACCGCTTCGCCATGACCGCGACGCGCACCGCCGACAGGATGTCGTCGCGAATTTTGACCAACTGGCCGTCCTTGCGGTGGTAATCCCGGTACTCCTCGAAGAACGGCAGCAGGTGGCGGGCGACCTTCAACCGCCCGGTCTTGAAGCGGTCGTCCATCTCGACGACGCCGGCCTCCGTCGACACGCCTCCGTCCGGCCACGTCGCGTGCGTCGGCAGCATCACGAGTCCTTCGTCCTTGTAGAAGGAGGCCAACTCCTTGCCGCTCGACTTCTCGCGCGCTGCGCCGTCCGCCGGCCAAGCGACCGGAACGCCAGCGGCGATCGGCTTCATCGCCGCGGCGTGATCGCGCGGGCGGCTGTCCGTCATGCGGACGACGTGGACGACATGGATCACGTCGGCGTCCCGGTCCCAAGCGATCAACGCCGCCGCGAACGGATGCGCGACGCCGAAGTCGGTGCCCCATAATTTCGCCCAATGCAGCGGCACCATCGCCGGCGACATGGTTTCCGAAATCGACTCCTCCGACGACGAGAAGACGCGGCCGGAGCCCATCATCGGCGTTCCGCGGGCGCGCGCCTCGCGCTCATGCGGCAGATAGCCGGCGACGATCTTTTCCCGCTCGGCCGGCGAGATGTGCTCGGCCTCGTCGATGGTCATACCGACAAGCGCGCGATCCGGGCTCTCCTGGTCGCGGTACCGCAGCACGACCTCGGAAACGCCTTTGAGCGGCGTGAACGTGCCGAACAGAATGCCGCCCTCCGGAGCCTCCTCCGACGGCGCGATGCGCGTGAGCGCCTCCGAGAACACGTCGGCCGGCGGCTCCTCGTCGAGCCACACCACGTCGACGGTGCCGCCTTGGAACTTCGCCCGTCCCTGCTCATAGGACTTGAACGTCAGCGTCGAAACGCCGTCCTCGACGCCATCGGTGAAATGCTTGACGTGAACGGTGTCGAACGCGTCGGTCACGCCGCGCGCCATCGACGGCTTGTCGAGGATGCAGTCCTTCGGCACGTAGCCGGTGCCGAACTCCGCCGTCACGCCGGGCTTGCCGAACAGCTTCCATTGCTGGACGTCGCGCACGAGAACGCTCGTCTCGCCCGCCGCCCATCCCACGATCGGCCGCGCGAAGCGCTTGCCCGCCCAATTCGCCGGATATCGGCCAGTCAGATGGTAGGCGATCTCGACCGCCCCGCACTCCGACTTGCCGACGCGGTTGGCCGCCATGAGCGCGCGCTCGCGCTTCGTCGCTCCAAGCTCGAAAAACAACGCTTGCTTCGGATAAGGCTTGAACCGCCCCAGCCGCCCGTAGCGCCGGCGCGCGTCGAGCGCCTCCAGCGTCTCCAGCAACTCGATCTTCGACGGATCGAGCTTCTTCACAGCACGTCCTTCAACTCGTCAGCCGGATCGACTACGGTGAACGTCCCCTCAATCACGTCCTTGCCCGGTCCAAGCAGCCGCGCCGGGTCCAGTCCGTTCCGCTTCGCCAACATGCGGATGCGGGCGTCCAATTGCTCGTCGTTGAGTTCGTGGACGTGATGGACGGTCCTCGACTCGTCCTCCCGCAGGCCCGCCATGCCGAGCAGCTTCCCCGCCGCCCTCAGCCGGTCCTTGTGCGTCGGATCGCGGGCGATCTCCTCCAGCGCGTGAACGCCAAACGCCGCGCCGGCGCGCATCTTGCGCTCCGCCTCCTCACGGATCGCCGCAATCACCTTGTCGTCGTGCGCCAGCCGGTGCCCCGTCACGCGCAGGCTGTTGGCGCTGACGCCGGAGTATCCGGCCGCCCTGGCGGCGTCCGTGTAGGAGCAGCCCGTTTCGACCAGGCGCGACACGAACTCCCGCTGCTTCTCGGTCAAAATCCGCATCGCCGGCCCGTATTCCCCCAGCGCTTCGTCCGGTCTTTCCGTTAGCTCGGTCGACGCCATGTATCAACTCCTGATCCGCCGCCGTCTGGCCGCGATACGCCCCTTATCGCACAGCGATCTTCACTTGTCAAGCCTGTAATTACTGAATTAGCTTGGAAATTCCCTCCGGCCGCGTGCGAGAACGCGCTGTAGCTCTCCCGCTCGTCGCTGCCGATCGGGGGGTACCCCCACCCCACCCCGGTCTTCGCGTCCGAGCGAACTCAGGCGCGCGAGAGATAAACGCACGCACGCACGCGCACGCGAGGGGCGCACGAGCACGGACGAATACGCGAGTGAAAACAAGAAGATAGCACATGCACACACGAGGAAAGAAGAAACAACCCATGCACACGCGAGCGCGGTACAAGCGCGCAAACCGACTGACTGTCAGTTCAACGATCGCAAACCGACTGACCGTCAGTTCAAGAAACACATCAGAAAACCCGATGAATACAGAGGAGAATGATCGGAAAAACCGATGATAGGTGCGACATTTTGTCGCATTTGATAAGTTTCGCTTGCTTATCTGGATAAAAGTGCTTACGATATAAAAGTCTCATCAGCATAGGAGAACAGACGATGAAAGGCCTTTTCAATGATCCCCGCTGCCAGCCTGCGCCGAAAGCGGTCGCCCGCGATGCGGCGGGCGTGGCGTATGCGTTGGCGACGGAATTGAAGCCGGGCGACAAAGTGAAAGCCATTCCTGGGTTCGCGGCTATGAAAGAAGGCGAAATACGCACGGTACATGGCTGGTCGGACGGCGTCCTGTGGCTGACGGACGCGGCGGGATGGAACCATCACCTTGACGGCTACTACCGGAGGCAGTCCGACGGCGAGGAATGCGAACCCTACTATTATGGGTTCTATATCGTGAAGGACTGAACGTCAGCCCATGCGCGCCCTGAGAAAGCGCGCATGATCGAACGCTCAACCGGAAAGGATGAAGCAATGACCTATAAAACCTGGAATTCGGCGCGCAATCGCCCGCGCCTGTCGAAGCGCGCGATGCTGGCGACGCTGAACGAAACGCCTTTCGACCCTTGGATGCCCACAAGAAACACGCTCATTTGGTGGGACAAAGACGGCGTGCGACACGTGAAGCTGCACGATACCGTGATCCTCACAAAATGGCCAGACGGATCAATCTTCATCGACACGGGAGGTTTTAACACGCGCACGACGCGAGCGCGACTCAACTTCTGCCTTAGACCGGAGCGAAGCGTATTCACGCAGAACGGCGTCATTCATCTCCGCGACCGCGATCTCGGCGAAGTGCGGGACACGCCGTTCCTACGAACGTGCTCGGTCGACCGCCAATCGAACGTCAAGCCGGATTTGTCGCCTGAGCGGCTGAAACGGCTGCGCAAGCACATCGACGCCTATATAATGGCATTCAAAAAGCGCGGCTTGCCGACCGCAGCCGAAAGCAGGAGCGATCCTTGGGTGTTCGTCGACGTGTCCGCTCCGACCATGCTCGATTGGCTACGAACGCGCTACGTGTTTCGAAAGATGTTTGGCCTCGCGATATGTTGGGCAGAGCGGTCGGACGCGGACGTAGTCGGCCGCTTGGCCCACGCCGACAGGGATGGCCTCAGCGCCTATGACCTAGCGCAAATCCGCTGCTTTATACGAGCGAAAGTTGGATTAGCTTCTTAAACTACGATTGTCCAAAGGGATATGCCCTCTTGACTTTTCAAGAAATTGTGTGTATGCTCGCTCTGGTTTCAGTGACCCTCCAGGGTTAAAGGGCCGCTAAAACCGAGGCGAGCGCTCACACAGTTTCTTGAAATTTTCCGAAAAACCAGGAGAATTATCATGCCTTGGATAGAGGATTGGACAAGTGTGCTTGGGCCGACGATCACTTGGCAGACGGCGTATCCACTTGTCGCGGACGCAGTTCGCCGCGAGTTGGAGGACTGGCAAGGCGATCCTCCCACGACGTTTGAACTGGTGGAAAAGCTCTGGCCTAAAGCTGAATGTGGCAAGAATGAAGTGACAATGCGCTTTCGTTTATTTCGGGCTTTGCGCGCGATTGCGGAGCATGATTTGGTGGGATGGCGTTTCTCCCGCGGCGAAAAAATGCAGTACATGGGGAAAGAAGTGACTTTGTGGCGCTGGCGCAAACCGCCCGAGACGCCGGATGCGCTCATCCAACGGGGCGAAGCTTTGATCCGCCAAGGGGACGCGTTGCGTCAACAAGGTGAGAGTTGGGTGGTGCGTGGGCAAGCGCTGCAAAAAGAAGCGAAAGGAGAATGAGGCCATGGCCACTTCCGCCGCCGGGTGGGAGGCCGTGCTCGCCCCCGCCGTTCACTGGAAACGGTGCTATCCCGCCGTAACCGAGATCGTGCGCGCGGAGTTGAGCGCCTGGAAAGGCGATCCTCTGTACGCCAGCGAACTCGTCGAGCGGCTGTGGCCAGCCGTCGACTGCGTCAGCGACGCTCGTCGGCGCATGCGGCAACGGCTGTTCAAGGCGTTGCGTGCCGTCGCGGAGCACGATTTGCGCGATTGGTGCAGGCTGACCGGCGAGACGCATCTCTACATGGGGCGCAGGATCGAAGTGTGGAAATGGTTCGATCCAAATCGCTCGCCGACTGGAGCGACCGTCAGGGACAAGCAAAAGGCCCTGGCCGATGCGGCTCTGGCGTGCGTCGGCGAAATCCGCCGTTGGCGGGAGGCGGCGGAGGCGGACGTCGCGCGGTTCGGTCCTGCGTTGGAGGTGACGAGTTCGGTGCAGGCGAGGCTTGAAAAAGCGCTTGCGTTGTGATGAAGGGCGCGTATGATGCAACACGGCAATGGAGGATGAAGCGATGACGAGGCTTTGGAAAATCACCGATCTTGAAGGCCGCACGAGGCGCGGCGAGGCGAACGAAACGCAGTGGGGTGCGGGCGTGACTCACGAAGCCGTCGGGGAGAAGCGCG